ATATACTTGCGTAGTTTCTACCAAATTGAGCTATAGGACCACCAAAAGCTCGTCTAGCACCAGCGGCGTCAATAAACATGCTTCCGTTGTTATCTCTATATGATTCCCAAAAATCATGTGTTGCTTTATTATATTCTACGACACCGTTTTGAGCGCCAAAATTATTAATGGATGCTAACCCAACTCCATATTGATTTAAAGTATAATCAACCCAATTAGTTTGTTCGCTTCCTAAAATGAATTGCCCATTTGAAAAAACCATGCTCCAGCCCCAAGGAAATGCGTTTTCGGTACCAGCAGCTACCACATCCCAATCATCTGACATTGGTCCACATAACTGTCCCATGATACTAGGACCCTGTATCATTCCATCTCCTCCATCTACGTCCGCATTCATCGATTGAACTTCATTATTTCCCCACCACGTAGGATGCTGTCTGTTAATAGCATCCTCACCGTTTGCGTAGTAATTAAAATTCCACGCTCTAGGAAAAGGATAACCTAGTGGAAAACCTCCAATAGCAGTAGTTGAACCTCCTAATGAGTTCATATTAATAGCGCCATCAACCGTATTCCAATTAAATTGATTTCCTGGCGTTTGAAATAATGAACCATTAAGCCCCGCTTCCCACTCGTCATATTCCGCTTGCGTTATTTCTCCATCAGATAAAGCTTGTTGTTGAGAAGTGATTAAGTCTATTATGTCAGAGGGATCACTTGGTAAATACCAAGGCCCAAACCCTTCAGCAGCGCCTGGAAAAACACCCATGCTAGCGCCAATCGTGTTTTCAAATGTCCACTCTCCCCCATTATATGATGTGTCTGGACTATAAACAATTCCTTCTGTTCCGTCTCCAACTCCCCATTTAGAAATATGTGTTCCGCCTCCATTATCCTCATTCCATCTAGCTAATCCAAAATTATCGTTACTAAGAGTTGTGTTTGCTTCTCCAATATTATTCCATAGACCCGCAAATGCTCCATAAAACCATTGTTGAGCTGTTTGCCCTTCTACCTCAGCGCTAGTATTAAAGTTGGCTTGCTTTGCTTTATCTGAAGCCGCCATAACACCACCGTTCCATTGCGTCTGATTGTTTGTTGCGCTTTCTATATACGAAATGTTATATGTAGCAACCTCTTCATAATTAAACGAACCGGCTACAACTTGATTAACTAACGTTTCATCTTTTGCTACTTTTACAAAAAACTTACCATCAAATTCTGGTAAATTTTCTATTACTGCTTCTCTAAATCTAATACTATACTGCAACCCTGTTACTGTACCACCACCAAAAGCTTGATACATATTTGCTCCGTTTGTAGCGTTATTAGAAAAGTTTTCTTTCCAAGAAATTGAAACGCCGCCTACACCTTGCGAAGTTCTGTTATAATGAGATATTCTTCTCCATCCGCTAAAATGGGTTTCCGTAGCAACACCACCGGTAATAATCCTTCCTATTACTTGCATGTCTATCTGTCCTTTGATCTCTCTACCAAAAACGTGCTCAGAGTTAAAGGGTACTTCTAAACTACCCTGCGTCCCATTATTCCACATCCACTCCGGTATCACAATTGATCTACCACCCGGATTATTAGTATTAGCGCCCCAGAATCCAGTCGGTTCTGATTGTTCAACATCATCACCCTCCCAAAGATTTTCAATACCATCGCCACCTACATCATCGCTAACATAAGGGGTTATAACTAATTCTCCAAGATGATAATATTCTGTTTTTATATAATCTGGAGCTTCATTTCTTATTGATATTACTTTATATCTAGCGTCTTCTAGAACAGGTTCGTCAGTACCATTTCTACTTTTTAATAATAAATATGTTTCCTCATCAACTTTATTTCTATCTGCTGAATTAAAAGATAGCCATATAGTGCCATCTCCAGAATTATACCAACGATCCATTATTAAATTATAATACTCGTTAGATGTTTCCTTTATATAATATTTTACATAACCACCGTCTTTTAACCAATTTGGAGGATTATCCCAATCCATAGTTAATTTAAATCTATTAACCATCGCGCAAAGCGATTTTTCTATAGAAATATCACCACTAATTGATTCGTCTTCACCAGTAGAATCAATAGAATATCCAGAATTTATTACTGGCGTTTCTCTTCCATACTTATCTCCAAATACCATACCAACTTTATAATCTCTAATAGATTTTATAGATTTTTGTGGATATGTTGTTGTTGTAGTACTTGTAACCTCTTGTAGTAAATTTATATCAGTATTGATATTATAACCCTGTGTATAGTTACCATAAACAAGTCTATTACCAGTTATTTCCTGAGCCAAAGCATATCTAGGAACATTGTCCCAACCTCTTAATACTTGAGTAGACGGTAAAGCTTTATGTATCATTTCTGACGTTATAGTTAACTTACCCGTCTTTATTTCACCATCTCCACCTGATATAGTTTCTATACCATCAGGAGTAAATAACTCCCATTCATTACTTTTTCCTCTTGTTACTGTAGCAGCGACATATACATTAGCCGAATCAGTTTTTTTGTATAATATATCAATTTCTTTAACTTGGATAGGGCGTTTATATGGAATAAAGTCTTTTATTATTAACTGCCTAACGGTATTAAACATACCAAGATTGTGTGCGTCCTTAGAATTATAATCAAACGCTCCAGGTAAAAAAGCTATTTCTGACCAAGGAGAAAAACTAGAATACTCACCATCTTCATATTTATATCTATAACCAAATCTAACCATTTTTCTTTCAAACAACGGCCTTTTTAATTGCAAATCAATCTTCCAATCATTAATACTTGTTAAGTTGTATGAATTACCACTTACTGATAAAACTGTTATTTTAATTATAGAAGTAGGTGTTAATATTTCTTCTTCATTATCAGAGCTAAGATAACTTACAAATTTAGCTTTAATTATTACAGGTTGACCAACAGCATCACCATATTCACCTACTTGTGTAAAAACAATAATATCATCTTTTCTAAAATTAGATGTCATTAATGAATCAGATTCTATTTTTTCAATTGATCCAAATTGCAATCCAGCTCCTAAATCATTATCAATAAACAAATGGCTAACAATTATATCTGAAGCGTTATCTCTTAACGTAGACTTCATTTCAAGAGTTGGGGCGGTTCTTGGCGCTCTTTTTATTACAGTTATATTTTTTTCTTGTGCGTTAGAGTTTATAGGATCAGATCCTAAATTATTATCTACCGTATTAACATTAACGGATTGATCAAGACTTAAGGGATCTTGTACAAAAATATTAGTTTGGGTATTATATAAATTCTGACCACTTACAACGGTTGGTAAAGTACCCGCTTTGCAGTTAGTTATATTTATTCTTTTTGGCTCTGTTGTTCCATCTGTCCAAAACAATAAATCATCAATTACATTAATACCTGTTATCCAACTTTCTTTCCATTTAAAATTTAAAACTTTATCGTGTCTAAACACAAAGTGACTAGCATTGTAAAATGATTCTACAGGGTGGGCCTCATGGAACAATATAGTATTGGTATCATTATCTATATACTTTATTTTAGGGTTTCCATTTGTAAATAAATCATTAGATTGTTCCCATGTTTCATCTTCATTTTCATCTGTAATTTGCACGGGTCCATATGCCTCAATTGTCATACCTACTCGATAGTTAGTAGAGTCTACAACTTGCAATTGAGTTACAACTTGACCAGTTGAATTACCAACGTCTACCTGTGAAACCATATCAGCTTCTGTTACTATGTTCGCAAGTGAGTACGAGTTTGGTATTACTTCACCATCAGCATCTACTATAGTAAATGTTCCAGTTGTATTTGGTAAAACAACATTTGCTGTTTGTACTATTGTCCAAATATCATTAAACACAGGCGTTGTTGTTCCAGCGGAATCTTGTTCAATTATAGTATCAGCAAAAATTCTTTCAGCGTAAACAGCGGCAGCACCTTGCATGATATCATTTGTTGATAACGGAGGTGCCGCAAAAAAGAAATAAGCCTTATCACTCTTTTCATCTGAAACGCTAGCTACGCAATATGGGTATTGAATGTCACCATCCATATTTGGAAATATAAACCAATTTTGACTTGCGTTAGAGAATAAATAATGAGACGTGCCTACATCTTTATTACCTTGCAGATTTTGAACTGTTCCTGCGGCATCCCCTTCGGTTGTTCTAACCTGGATGTTCATGGCATCTCTGTATTCACCACTAGGAACAAGTCTCTCATCGAGATCTTTGTTCATCTTCCCGCCTTGAAAAGTGTGTTTAATCTCTGGCATAATTTTACTTTATTGGTTTACTCATTCCTTTTAGTACTTGAGTAAATTCTTCTATTTTAATATTTGATAATCTAATTTTTGCTTTTCTAGTTTCAGCAAACTTTTCTTTTTTAAATCTTTGTACTATATATTCTGGTATATTAGATTTAGCAGAAACTATAGCGTGAGCTATCCATTTGTAACAAGCTTCCTCACAAAACTTATGAACTACCATCTCAGCATCAGTACCTAAACCATCACTAACGTAATGTAACGTTACTGTTTCTCCAGCTAAACTAGACCCAAAGTGTATATATCCCCTAAGATAATCTACAAAAAAAGTTCCATTAGATTGAGCGAATTGAGGATCAAGCCCATATCTTCTACCTCTATTATCAACCTCTAAATCTACAGAATCATCAGCGTAAGTGTCTTCAGTGCTTGTTGTATTTTGATAATTAGTCCAAGTATTGCTAGGTGATTGTTCTTGCAAGGTAGTAGACATAATATCTTCACCAGCGTCATTATCTACACCAGTATCAAAATCATAAGTTCCATTAGCACTTTGTTTTATAGCAAATGGATTAGATGTCTTTCCAGTAGGATATAAAACTCTTTCTATACCCTTGCTATCAACTCTAACCAATTTTACGTAGTTAATATAGTCTTGAGGTAAAATCATTGTTAATGTAGAAGGAACTTCTATTTCTTGAGATTTAAATGATCTAAGAACGTCGTAAGACAATTCTTGTAAAGCACGCATAGCATGAAACTGAACATCTGTTCTATTAACTTTAGATATTATTTTTCCTTCACCAACGTAAGCTATCATAAAGGCAGATATAATATTTTCCAACGTAACAAATTGGTATGTACCAAAGTTGCTACCAGTATAATATGCGTTTTGTGTTTGATTGTCTAATAATCCCATAATTAACTATTTTGCTCTTGTTTAGTATTTGCTTTATCTTGTCCAACGCCTTGTTGTAATGATGGGTTTTCTATTATAACACCGCATAATTCTAATATCCTCATAACTAAAGGTTCTTCTTCAGAAGGGTGTAAATCAAAGTGATGAGATTTAGCTTCACTATATAACGGTTTTTGATTAACAATTATATATCCCCATGATGGTGATATTGGTTTTTTATAATAATCTAATCTAAATGTAGAGCCTGGTAATGTTGTTAATAGATCACCATCAATATCGAAACCTTGATTTACTGGTTGCACATTTACATATTGACCTTGTATATTCCCTGTTCCACTTGTTGCAGCCCAAGTAGTCCAAGTATTAGTAACAATATTTGCGTCTGCGTCTGACGATATGCCCGTGTGTGAAGTTGATGTGTATACAGCCGTTGGGTGTACTTCTAAATATTCTCTATGAGTTGATCCTGAAAACATATTATCATATATAGTATAAATAGGTCTACTTATAGAAGGAGCTGTTAAAGGATGCCTTTTCATGTCTAGTAAATCTTTTCTATCAACTCTATGTACTTCTACCCTGTTATACACTTGCGATGGGTTTTGCCCTGTAGAAGCTACACCACCAGGTGCTGTTAAGTATAATGTTGCTATTTTGTAAACATCAGTAGGTAGTTCAATTAATACTTTTCCGTTCCACTCTTGTATATTGCTATTAGCCACTAATGAAGCAGTTAAAACTTTTTCAGATCTTAACCAACCTAACTTTTCTTGAGCCATTTCCATTTCATCAGAAACCTCAGATTGATTTTGAGGTTTTAAATAAGATGTTTTAACTTTATGAAAACAGTTATTAATTAAGTCAAGTTGAGCTTTATCAGCCATTAAATTAAACTCTTGAGGTGTTATGTATCCTCTTTGCTCTTTATTAGCTAAAGCTAAAACTTTTTGATATACTGTATCTATATTTACCATTATTTATATTGCTTATAAGGAAACCGTTTATTTAGCCAATCTCTTCTTTTATCACATCCACACCCTTTAGCCCCAACTACTTGCGCTGCTATTTTAGCAAACGAATGAATTCCAGTTGCCTTAGTTACTTTTTGTATAGAGTCCCCTAGTCCCTTTGATTTCATATTTATTACATTTTATACTATATGACTATAGTTACATAATAAAGTGAAAGGTTAGCATCTAAATAAAAATAGCCACCCATTATAGGTGGCTACTTTTAATAATTTAAAAATTGTTATTTCATTCTTTTTTCTATATTAGAATATACTTCCATACCTTCATCAGTTTTAAACCAATGAGCTAATGCTGTATATGGATGCACATCAAACGGAACTGTCATTAATTTTCTACCAGTTGATCCCCAATTAAATGTTCGGTTATCAGAAGATAATTTAATTATTCCTATCTCAGTGGCTTTTATACCAACGTTTCTAAGTTGAACATTTTCATCTTTAATTAATTCTAAAAATAATTCAGGGTTTCTTTTAGCATAAACTAATAAATCTCTTTTTAATTCTTTAGAACTCATCTTAGATACTTTAGAACCGATTTCTACTCTCATTATAGCTTCAGCCATATCAATATCTAACGACTGTGCTACATTTAAAGCTTCTATTTCCAATTCAATAATATCTATTTCACTTTCAGCTTGTATAGCCGGCGCATACTCAGAATATACTTTATCTCTATGAGGGTGATATAATGATAGAAGTTTTTGTAAAGTAACTTTATTTTTAGGAACAGATAGTGTACCATTTCTAAAAACAATATGTTCTAATCTCTGATCGCCCTCCATTTCATCAACAAAACACGTTCTTTGATTTTGACAATACTTAAGTTCCCTTTCGTATCCTTTTTCTTCATCAAAGTAATAAATGTTTGCAGCTTTTAATGATTTACTTAATGGTGACTTACCATATTTTAAAATATATAATCTATCTCTTATTTCCCATTTAGGTTTTTGTGGTTCAGTTTTTTTAACCACTGGCTTTTCCATAACAACCGTTTCCTCAACTATAGGTTCTTCAACCTTAGTTATTTTTTTCTTTTTTGTCATAATATAATATATAATATAATTAATAAAATAAAGATAAGAGGAGCGACTTGCGCTCCCCTAATCTTAAAAATCAGTACTAGTTCATTAACATGAAGTTATTAGCACCTTGCACAACTAAACATCTTTCAGATAAGAAGTGCATTTCCATCGCATCTAAGTCAGAAGTAACAGCTCCAACAGAACCAGTAGTCCAAGTTTTAAACTTTCTACTTTCTGTGTTAGAAGCTCTATATCTAACGTGTAAGAATGGTCGCTTTAGGTTTTTACCTAAATTTTCATCATATACAGAAGATACACCAGCTGGAACCATAACACCTCTAATAGCGCCCACAGTGTCCATTGCGTTGATTAATCCTCTAGTTGATTTATCATTTAAGTATTTCCAATCAGATTTATAAAAGTCATAAGAACCTCTTCTAAATCCTGAGAAACCTAAATTTAAAGCCATATCTTTGTCGTTATCAAATACTCCATAAGAAGTACCTCCCGCTCCGTAAGAATTCATTGAAGCTAACATGTCATCAATCGCTAAAGCTGTAGTTCTATTAACGAACATCATGTTTTCTTCAATAGCTCCGTTTGCGTCAAACTCCGCTAATATAGCATCGAATTCAGCTAAATCAGTAGCAGCGTTAACACCAGTAATACCTGTAGTTTCGTTTCCTCTCGCGTTAATAGCAGCGAATAAACCTTCAGTACCAGTAATAGCACCACCGTTAGTACCAGGTGAAAGGGCAGCCATGTCCGTAAGTCCATCGCCTGTTGCTTTCTCTGATTCAATCATTGCCATTTCTAAGTAATCAGTAAATCTAGCTTTAGTATCACCAGAAGCTTTTAAGTACCACATATAACCGTTTTGTCCATCTTCTCCTGAAACTTCAACCCAACCAATTTGAGAAGCGTCTGATCCTGAGATTTCGTACTTATCTTTTAAGATGATTGGTTTGTTGTCATAAGATTTGAACTTTGGTTCGTTAACTCTAGCTCTACCAGTGTTACCTTTCGCATACTCAGATCCAAATACTAACACTTTACAAGCACCATCAGCAATACCAGAAGTATTAACATGATTAGCTCCGTAAGGTTGTACAGTTACCGTACCGTTAACAGCTACAGCAGCAGCGTAAGCTTTTACAGTAGAGTTAGCGTCAGCGATTATAAGCATGTCTCCAGCTCGTATACCGTGATGTCCTGTAGACATATCACCTGATGTAGCTACAGCTTGTCCATCTGCGTCATGGGTAGCTACTAATGTAGTACCAGTGCCACCTAATGTCATTGTGTAACTAAGATGTAATCTTGATTGTTCAGACCATACCACCATATCTGATGCCATAGCCTCTTCAGCTCCTACTTGTGAAAGGAATCCTGAAATAGTTCTGTTTCCAAAAATTTCAGATTCTTTCTCCATAAGATCTGGTAAATATTGTTGTGCCCAGTCGTTGCCAGCCCCCGTAAAGTCAATATAAGCCGAAGCTAATGTTTGTCTACTAGGTGCCGCAGCTGGAGCAACATTTGAAGTTATTGCCATAATTATTTATTTTTATTTTTTTCTAATTTTAAATGATCTATTTTGATTCGTGAAATCATCGGCAGAACTACCTAAAACTCTATACTTAACACCGCCAACATTTGTTTCGCCGTGCGTTTGTCTAGGATTTAAATTAATATTTTTATCTTTAGCAACCTGATCCTTAATAGCATCGGCTTTACCTTGTTCGTAAAAATGATTCGCTATAGCATCAGCGTTCATAGCAGTGAATAAAGACTTATGATAACCAGCAGCATCACTAATAGTTGTTTTATCTTCGCCAACAAATTTGTTAACAAAATTATTAATATCACTCTGGGTTTCTTTTACTTTACCAGCATCTTTGACATTAAACCTGTATTTTTTGTCTCCAACATTATATTCAAAACCTTTGAATTTGTTATTAAAAACATTACTAGTTTTCTTTTGAAATGATGCTTTACTTGCTTCAGATATTTTTTTCTGCTCTTCAGATTCCTTGTTGTATCTATTAAAGAAATCAATAGCTTTTTGTTGTTCTTGAGTCAACTTTGACCCAGCTTTGATATCTTCATAGTATTTAGACTTTTGCCTGTCTAAGTGGGCTTTAGCCTCGGCAACTTGCTCTTTAAGGGCTATTTTCTTTTTACGTTGTGTTCTTTCGTCGTCAACGTCTTCGTCAATACCAAAAGAATCTTCTAGTAAAAAACTTCTTTCTTCTGGACTTAAGTGAGACTTTGTTGAACGATAGTATTCATCTAATACTTCTGAGTCGTCCATTTTTTCAACATCTCTATTTAAATTGACGTAATCTTCTAAATCACCACCTGTCTCTTCCATAAAACTTGCAAGTTTTTGTAGATTTTTAGGTAATGCTTCTCCAGTTTCTTTTGCTTCTTCTACAACATTTTCAATTTCTTCTTTATTTTCAATTAAATCTTCTGCTGTAATCTCTTCAAGAACTGGTTGTTCTTCAGTAACTTCTTGCTCTTGTTGTTCGTCTAACTTTTCTTCAGTTACTTTTATTTCTTCTTTTACTACCTCTTCTTTTTGTTTAGGTGGATTATTTAAATCTACTTTATAAACACTGTCGTCTCCAGCGCTTTCAAACTTAGATTCGTCTATTGTTTCTTCAACAACCTCTTCTACGGGTTGTTCATTGTTTTCCTCTGTTGTTTCTTCAACAGATTCAGTTGTCTCTTCAACAACTTCTTTGTTTTGTTCTTCCATAATAAAATTTTATAAAATATTAAATATTAGAGATTTAGACCTTCAAGTCCTGCGTCCCCTGTAAGTATATCATTACCTGATGATTCAAACTTATTAAGTGAAGCACCCTGGTTTCTTTGCTCTATCATATCTCTTTGATGAGCAGCTTGCCTATCGACTCTTTGATCTTTTCTATCTTCTCGCACCCCCTCGTCTCTAGTTTTTTGTTGAGTTTCCATTTGTTTTAATTGAGAATTTAAATCAAACTCGTATTGCATTAATTCTTTTTTACCTTGTATTTCATGCTTTAAATACTGCGTTTGCAACTGATTCTTTGTTTGCTCCAATTGAACATCAGCCTGTACTTTAGCTTGATTTTTTTGTATTTCTGCTTGAGCTGCCGCATTTTGCTGTTGAGCATTTGCTTCAGATTGAGCTTTAATATTTTGTTGTTGCATTTCTTGATCTCTTTGCAATTTCTTTTTTCTTTTTACTTTAAGAAGTTGATTTGCTAGTTTAACACTTCTAACCTCTCTAAGATCGATAGCGTCGTCTAAATCAAGTGTTTGTTGTTGCAAAGCCATTTGTATATTATTTTCTAATATTTGTTTTTCTTCTTCATCTGGTAGTAATTCTATAAATATACCAAAATCATATAAATGTAAATCTTTTATCTCGTGTAGTGTTGCAACATTATGAGCACCAATAGCATTTATAAAAGCTTCCTTTGTTGGAGAGTACTCTACAATATCAGAAATGCGTAGTGATAAACACTCTGCCGCAGAAGCAGTGAGATATAACATAGATTGTAATATATGTCTAGTTGCTGTATTAGAATTTGCAGCTGCTAATTTTTGAACACCAACTAAAGCATTTTTATCTGGTGTCGTAGCGTCTCTAGCCTCGTTAAGTCCAGTGACATCTCTTATCATTTGAAGATAATAATTATAAGTTGTAATTAAACTTTGTATTTTGTTACCTCCTGCTCCGTTTTGTATTTGTTGTATAGGCACTTTTCCAGGATTCATATCTCCTTCTGAAGTAAAGCTTCTACCAATAACACTACCAGTTTGGAAGAACATATTTAAAGCTTCTTGTGGATTATAGTTTGTTCCGTTACCTAAATCTATTTCTGCTAGACCATCAGCATCTAAATAAACGCCATCAGGAACCATTCTAGCCATAACTTGCTGTAGTTTCAAATGTGTAAGCTGAATCATATCAGCAAACCCAGTTATTCTACTAACTAAAGATTCTATTCTACCTTCATACATTCTAGGAGCTGTAATTTGATAATTCATTTTAACAGAACCAAAATCAGAATCTGAACGCATCATATTATCCGCCATCTTCCATTTTAATAGTTTATTAGATCCTACTAAATAAACTCCTTCGTATAAAACCTCAATAACTCTTTCTACTTTTCTAAATTCACCGTCCATGCTAGGGGGAGGATTAAACGTATCATCTTTTTGAATAATTTTTTCTCCACCGCTAGATAGTGTTTTTAATTTATAAACATTATTCATGTGGGTTTTATAGTTAAAATAAAGAACTTGAATTTTATTTTTATCATCTGTTCTTTTTCTATAGTTTCCACTGCCGTCTAATGGATTTCCAGATTTTTTAATTATTTCTTCTATTTCTTCTTCAGTAAGATTTTTAAATTCTCTAACTAATTCATTTATAGGGATTTCTTTTACCTCACCAATATAATAAACATCATCAAAATAAGGAGATTCTGTATAAGAGTAAACTAAATTAGCTGGATCAACATATTTAACTTTAGCGCCATCATGCCAATCAAAAGTAGTTTTAGTAGCACCTATACCTATCGTTGCGATATCATATAATGTTCTTCTTCTTATAAGATCGTAATCACTACCCTCCATTAAAACATTTATTGCTTGTTCTTCTGCTAATTCTACAGCCTGCTTGTAATTAAGCTGCATGTGCAAAGCTAGTTCTTCTTCTGTATCAGGTAAAGTTTCTGTTTGGTTTTCGTAAAGATCAATATTAAAATTTGCTTTTGCTACGTTGTTAAATTCTTTAGAGCGCATATCCCTAAGTACGGATTGCATGTATTTGGTTCTTTTACTAACTCCGTATTGATCTTGGGAAAATGCATTTATTTCGTAAGATCTTTGAGCCATTCCATTAACTACTATATCTACAAATTTAGGAATAATAGGAACAGGTTTCCAATCTAAATTAAGATAAGATAAATCTCCATTTATAGATAATTCGTTTTTATATTTTTGTATAGATTGTTCTCCTCTAGCGTATAATCTTAATTTATGAAAGTTATTTATATTAGTATTAAATTTATTAGTAGAGCCATCAAACCATTCTTGTCTTATAGCTTTAGCTACTTTTAAACCATACTCATCACTAAGTTTTTCTAAATCACTTACCGCTTGTGAGGGAAAATTTACAACAGACTCTGTCATACTTTATTTTTTATTATTGTTGATTGAAATCCTTTATTATTATATTTATTTATTGTTAGGTTAACTGGTGTTTTTTCTCTTTCTGGATTTGGTCTATATAAATGTCTATTACAACCCATTATTGCTAATCCGGAACTAATAGATGCATCATGCTTTGTTCTTTTAGTTATATCAAACTTTGTCCAATCGTTTAATGTATCGCCAAAGTACATATTACCATAAGTTCCATCGCTTAACAACCCAACGTGATCATTTATATACATCTCTATTGCCGCCGCGTGAGCTTGTTTTATATCTTCACTAGAGTTTGGTATTCCACCAACTTCTCTTTCTGCTACTGATAATTTGTTCCAGATTTTATCTGGCCTATTCATACTAAATCCTCTATAACCTCTTCTTCTTAAATAGTATAATAATCTTGGTTTATTATTCTCCGCAAGTAGTGGCATACCATAAAATACTAATGCCATCAAAACGTCTTCAAAAAATATATCAGCAGTTTGCGGTCTTGCTATATATTCTAAAAAAAATGTATTAGCTGGAGCGTTTTCCATTGAAAACTTTGTTAATCCATGTAAAGCTCCCTTAGATCCCGTTCCATCTACAGTTCCTGATATGTCATATGAATCACAACCAAATGCTCCCATGTGTTCATTGCCTGGATATTTTACGCCATTTTTTAATATAACGTTATTTTGTAATTTTTGCTCTGGTACCCAACTTACTTTGAATCTTCCATTTGGATCAGGATTAAAAACTACTTGCGTATCTTTAACTCCATTTGTCCATTGAAAATTACCCGTTGTTAAAACAGATGAATTTCTATTCCCTTCGTTGTAATCTATTTGTTCATATATTTTTACTAAGTTAAATAGACTATTACCGGTCTCGTCTCTAAATGCATGTTCTTCTGTTCTAGGGAACTGACGATAAAATTCATTTAAAGCATCTTGATCGTCTTTTAATCCTTCTGCTTCGTTATCCCAATGATCTATTACGCCATAATCTATTTCTATTCCATGAGGATCAAATGTTTCTTTTGTAGGAATGTTAAATACAGGCTGGCCGTGTTCATCAATAAATCCTTCGTAATTCCATTCCATAGGGATAAATAAAGAATATAAACCAGATTTAGTTTGCCCGTTTCTATTTCTTTTTGTTGCGTCAGAGTTGTAATATAAATTTTTAAAATTATCACCTCCTTTATCTAAAGCATTAGAGGTAGATCCCATCATACATTTACCAACTATTCTACTACCTAGTCGCAAACAGGTTTTTGTAACTCTCCAGTTATTTTTTATGTTATCAGGTCTTTCCCATTTACCACTTTCATCATGAACTAGTAAGTTTAATTTTTCTCCATCATAACTATTATCTCCAGTATTCTTCCAGTCAATAGTAGTATCTAGTCCCTCCATGTCATCAATCTCCTCTTGTTCCCTCATTTTTTTACGAGTAAACTTTTTAGCTGGGACCCTATAAGCGAGTTCGGACTTTGGTCGGTCCATACCGTCCTGTATTGGTTTGAAGAAGAATGGATAATTAATACTAATAGGTACTACTTTGTCTGTAAACATCTTTTTCGCATCAGCACCAGTCTTAGATAAGATACCAAATCTACTATCACTAGCTAATGTAGCTAAATTAACAGTTTCAGCTGAACTCATAAAGGAAAAACCAGAACGTCTATTTTTTAAATAGCACATTCCGTAACATCTTTTATCAGCTTTGCAAGCTTCCCAAAATATAAAAAACAATCTATTTGCTTCTCTAAAATCTGGAGCACCAACATCTATTTTACTCCATTGTAGGTACATATAGTGTGTGCCTGTTAAGTATGTTGGTTTGCCGTTATTCATAAACCAAAACCCTTCTTCTCTCCTTCTAAACTCCTCGTCTATATATTCGTAATGTTTTTCTTTAAAATCATTAGGATAATTTTGCCAATCAAATACCGTTTTAATTCTTTTAAAATCAGGATTAGCTGGAAATTGTTTCCATTTTTGTTCTTCTTTTTCTTTACTACAAGAATATACTTTAATTGGTTGTTTTGGTAATGCTATTTTTAAACCTTGTATCTCAAGTATTTCATCAATTTGACCACTTTTACTAATAACAATAATATCATTTTCTTTATTATAACCATATTTCCACTTCTTAGACTTATTAAGTCTTTTAATAGTGTTTAGCTTTACAGACTTTACGGTCTTGTATAACGTTTGTTGATACATTATTTAGACCTTCCTTCTGCGAATCCTTTAAACTCTACTTTCTTCTTCTCTTCAACAGGTTTCCCTTCTAACATATCTTCTTCTTCTTGAATTCTATTTAATATTTCAAACGCATCAAATATTGCTAGTTTTTTAGTAGCGGCGGCGTTTTTTAATCTATCAGCAGATATATCATCATCAGAATCTACAATAGCTTCTTTAGCTACTTTAATTAATTCTTCAACCGCTTTGTGCCCAGCTTGGATTATATTCTTCTTCGTTTCCTTGATATTCATATTTAATTGTAATAAAATTGTTCATAACTCTATATAATCTTTCTCCATCAATAACAAACTCATATTTACTATTAGGGTGAAAACCAACTAACTCTTCTTTATTAAATTTTCCGTCAGAATATTTAACAATTCCAATTAAAGGTCTCTCATCTTCAGTATTATATTTACTTATAGCTTTTAAAGGTTTTATAAAACTATACCCTGGCATAGCCTTCCAATCTTTGGATTTATAAAGAAATATTTGTTCTTCAGAAATAAGATACTTATTGTCCTTCCAATAAGATCTACTATTTCTTTCTCTACCTTTAACATCATGCCATCTTCTAAAAATGTTATGATGCACTATTACTTCATCACCTACATTTAAAGGTGATTGAAATAATAATGGAGTAGCGATAATCTCTGCTTTTCTATTTACGTATTGATGATTAAATACTTCAGTGTTTAGTACTAGTTCTTTTTTACCGACTCGTACACTGTTATTATAGCGATCACCAATAGGACTGATAATATAATCTTTGTAAGCATTCATTAATATTCTAAATTATACTCTACTGATATAGCCATATTTTTATTAAAATCTTTCCAAGGTATTACTACATTGTCTTTTCTAATATAAATACAGTATTTGTCCTCTTCTTCTATAATATCACAAATCTTATGACCACCATAAACCTCTTGATCTACAGCATAGTGCATTGAGTCGTTTTTATAATCTTTACCTATGGTAATTTTTCTGATGATATTATTTTTCATCTTCTTTTTTGTTTTCATCGGGCCAATTAATTGTACCATCTTGTATATTAATATCATTAGTGCCATACTCCTTTTGTAACGTATCTTGTAATAAAGTTACTTTATCTTGAGCTGTAGCTAATCTATGTAATATATCATGTTTTTGCGCTTCCAACTTACCTAAGTTAAATTGAAAATTATTTATAACACCTATAGTTTCTTGTATTTCTTTTAAGTGTTCATCAGATATTTTTTCTGCTTTTGGTTTTAATTCAACCACTTTTTCTTTTTTTCCCATAATTTTATTTATTTTAATTTAATTTAATTTGTATTTATCTGCAAGTTGCTAAACTTGCTATTTTACCGCTAGCTATTTGTATACTTTTAAAAGCTGAAGAGTCGTGTGTAACTTTATAATATCCGTCTTCTAAATA